GTTTCACCTTTATACGAATGGGTCCACATTAAGAAAACAATTTCTGGTTTTAGTCCTGCCATTGCTGCTTGATAAAATTCAGACTGTTTGACAGAATTTTTTTCTGCAAATATTTTACGCCCTTCTATCGCTTCATTATTTTCAATTGAATTACCCAAGTCATCCTGGGTAGTAAAAGTGGGCAGTAAACATATAACACTATTAAATCTCAATTTTTATTTCACCCCATTGTTAATTGAGTGGTTAAGGTGACAAAAGCAGGAGAAAATTTAGTTTCCCCTGCCTTAACATCCCATAAATCGGATAAACCCATGACTAAAACCCCAATTCCCAGATCAGAAAAGAGGTTTTCGTCACTTACTCCCGCTTTTTTCATAAACATCTTAACTTGCAACATTTTTTGTTTGACCCTTTTGTCAAAATCATCATCATCAATTTCGAAACCAAGGCCTATTTTACAAGCAGCTAAAAGTTGATCATCAGTCATAGGAATTCACACCTTAAGCATCCGCTTTTTTAACAATTAATACCACTCCGTTACGATCTGCAAGCTTCCCATCAGCAATCAAAGTGGACTTGCTTACCCACTCGTCAGTTTCCTCATTAAAGTACCGCTTATAGGTCATTTGCATATTACTATTAAACATGTAATCAGAAAGCTTACAAAGAATACCGACAACCTCTCCATCTGCAGCATCATCAATTGACGGTAGTAATTCCTCTACCGCAATAACCTCCTTACCTAGGAGCTTTTCTTGTACGGTCCCATCTAACCCATAGGTCACACGAGCAACTGGTTGCCCATTTGCATCTACCATGCCCTCGATATATTTACCGAAATCCTCATCGGCCATGATTAGTACCGTGCCATTTCGGTAACTTCTCGGAACCTTTCTGTAAATTGTTGGCCAAGTTTGGTAATCTCCAAATTCTGCAGGCGAAATTTCAATTTTTTGAGATAATGGAATTTCAGAGTCCTTTGTAATACCAAGAGGTTGTCCTTCCCCAGTGCCATTAATAATGCCTGCTTCAATAGCAATAATCATAGCCTCATAGATATTATCCGTAATAGTTTGCTCAAATACTGGCATTGAGACCGTATCTGCGACCAATTCTACTGCTACACGACATTGTAATTTATGATAAGAAAAGCTGATTTTCCCGGTTGCCTGTTTTTTCTGCTTATCAGACATTCCCCCAGCTGCGACCCATGTGGCAACAGGCTTCACATTTGAAATAGGAATTTGCATGCCACCTTTAACGCTTGTTTTTGTTACTCGGGCATAGATACGACCGTAGTCTTTTAACTTTTCAACAATTTTATTAAGGATAGTCGACGGGATAACTGCTCCAATATCACCTGTCCCTGTCACTGCATCAGCACGGAATTCAAGATTGTCTGACTTGGTACCTTTTGTAACATAATCCATGAATGCTGAACGATACTCAGGAGTGTCAAATTTATCAGCTGAACGCTGTTGTTGAGTTTGCTGCCCGCCGCTTACCCCATAAGTTCCTAAAATAGTAGATGACCCTACTGGTTGATTTCTAAACTGAGGTTCGCCCCCATGTTGTTGTTGGCGTTGCTGAGGATCTAAAGGATCTTCATCCGGTAACTCGTTAATGGCACTTCGCATTTCTTCAATTTCAGTATTAAGAATGTCTAGTTCCGTATTGATGCTCCGTAATTCTTCAACAGTCGTTGCTGCAGCTCCCTTCTTTCCGAGCTCCGCTTTTCTCTCTTCTTTCTTTTGTAATAATGCTAAGAATTTTTTCTTCATGTATGACACCTTACCCTTTCATTAGAAATTGATGTTGTTGTTTTAAAAATTCAAGCTCGTCTTTCGAGTTGTCCAACTGAGACCGAGCATTCTCCAATGCACTTTTTGCCGCATTCTCCAATGCAGCTTGGTCACGAGCATTTATGTCAGTCCCTGTGTATGCAGGGAAATTGACCGCACTTACCTCTATTACCTTCTTAATCTTTTGAATGCGACGAGTGGGCATATCACTATCAATGTCTTCCCACTTTTCGTCTTTTACGAAAAAAATAAAAGACATCCCGTCGATGTCCCCTCTTTTGACTGCACTATATAAACTTTTTGCTTCAGTATTTCCCTCAACGTCTAATGATGCACGGACATTCAAACCCATATCATCCACCACTAATTGCATGGTTGAATTTCCATTGTTCCTACGACTACGAGCCAGAGGTATCTTACGAAGATCATGATTAACGCTGAATAAAACGTCATCAAAATCGCACTCATCAAAGGCCCCGCGCTCAATTACCTCATTAAACCAACCACCAATACTTGTTACTTGATCATAAACCGCAGGATGGCCTTCGATGTAACTACCATCATCAACCGCTCGAAGATCCATTAACCCGAAACTACGTTTTACCGGTTCCTCTTTAGCCGGCAATTTGCCTTTACTCATCTCCTTTTCCTCCTTTCGTTGTATTTGAGTTACTCATTTGATAAGCATTAATTAAATTCACATCAATGTAGTTCAACGATTGAGTTCTTCTTTCGCCACCTTCTACTGGAGGATAACCTAACAATGCTAATTTTTGATTGTCATTCAATAAGCCTTGCTCCCCTGCAGTTTTAAGCAAATTTAATTTAGCATTTGTACTTAAATACATCATGTTTCTTTGATAGAAGACAATTTCATTGCCAACATCTAGCTCTCTTTGAGAAAAAATAGTCTTGGAAAATGCCTGGCCTAAACTTATGACAATTGGTTCAAGTGTTTTTTCATAAAATGCCTGATACTGATCATCGTTGTAATCACCAGTAATAATAGGAATGGATACTCCGTAGTGTTTAAGAATCTTATTATCCAAGAATTCCAATGTATCCTTTTCAATTATTTTAGGATCTGGCTTGAGGTCTATATAATCACCCTTTAAGTCCATCGGAAGTATTCCGGTTTCTCCACTTTGGACAGCCTCTTCAAATTCAGCACGTTTCTTTTTTGCCGCATCATCGTCCATCATGGTATTGATTTTCAATACCCCTCTTAGAGAGAGACTCGTTTTAATTCCCTTCTCTAATCCTTGTAGCACAGTATCATTTATTTTTAACACTTTAAGTAAGGCACTATGATCCGGTTGTCCATCTGCTCCGCCGCCCATTATGTCATTCATCGAAAACTTTTTCCGCAAATGAATCACATCGGAATAAGGAATAGTGAATCGAGAGCCATTTGAAAAAGCCATTTCTAAAAAAAGTCTATTAGAAGGATCCTGCAAAAAGGTAACTTCAGTAGGATTTAATGGATAAAATCCTGTATAGTATTTTTTATTTCCAGTTCCATCATCATAAAGATCATAGATTGGATAAATAAAGCAATTGAAATTCAAATATAATTGCCAAATAACCTTTTCGATAAAATCTCTTGTTGTCATAAGCTCGTTCGGGGCAAACTTAAACAAGCGATTGATACTTCCTTTTACATTTATTTGCATACCGCTTGGGTCTGTTCTGATATGTGTAGGCTGCAACTTACTACATTCAGTTGCTATGACATCAATACACATCTGGACCACATCAGAGGCATAGACACTTTGTCCAAATTGACTGAATATAGGCGTATGACCATCTAATATTTTTGCATAGCCCATTTGCCTTGGACCCTTGCTGAAAACATTCTTAAAATAGTCTGTAATGGCCAATTAATCACCTCCCTACTAGTGAAAGGAATTCTGTCCGATTATCAATATAAACCTTATATCCAATAATCAACGTAACAGCTCCATCGATTTTCTTATCGTCTTTCCCTTGGACTTTCACAGGCATAATTTCTTGTTTCGAATTGATTCCAAGGGCTGTGTTTTCTAAGCACCATTTATCGACTGGGTTATTATTGTAAATAATTAAATCGGATCTTAGATCAGCCTCAACTAATTTCATCGGCTCTGACATACTTCCAAATTCTTGAGCCACTCGAACACAATCAAATCCATATTCATCCATTTCCTTTGCCCAATAAGTGGCCGACCATTTATCATAGCCAGTTTTATACACTCTTATTCCATAATCTTTATAGAGTTTCACAAACCATGCAGTTACAAGACTAAAGTCATTTTCGTTCCCAGGCGAAACAGTAATATAGCCTTTCCTTATCCAATCTTCAAACATTGTTTTATCTTCTTTCGAAAGCAAAAGCATTTTGGACTCTGGAATAAAGTAATGAGAATAAGTGTACTTTTTCTGGCTGCCGGGCTTCATTAAGATAATTCGGGCACTTGCTAAGTCCCCTGACTTAGACAAATCAACCGCACCGATAGCAAAACCGTTTCTAAAATCTTCAATGTCGAATTTTTCTTCATTTAGTACATCTTCGTGTGTAAGCCATGCCGTAGCATTGTTTTGTTTAATATTAAAATCCTTAGAGAGAACAAATACACGTTTGGATTTGCTTACTTTTGATTCTTCTACCATATCTCTAAGGAAGCGCCATTTTTTTATGACTCCAAGCCCTGGGTTGCTTTTAACCCACGTCTTTTCATCTTTCCAAATCTCTTGTTCATCATCTTGGGTATAAAGCCAAATCAACCAACGCGGACGTTCTAGTTCCCCGTTTAATACTTGCCTTGCTTCACGTAATCGATCATCCAAATATCCATCATTTACAACACCCTCAGTCGTTAATTCTCCATAAAGTGGGTTATCTTGAGTGGATAATGCTTGCCTGATTGGCATAATCGATGTATCGTCTTTTAATTCGTGTACCTCATCAACGGATGCAACCCGGATGTTTCGGCCTTCTTTTGCCCCTGTTTTTGCAGAGATTTTTCGAATACTGCCTTTATTTCTATAGCTAAACTTACCGGTTTTCTTCGGCTTTTTTGGATTTCCAAAGAAAATCCCTTTTATATTTTTCCTAGTAACCTTGGATAAGGCAGGACTTTCTTCACGCATAGAATCCATCGCCTGAAACATTAAATCGGCTTGTTCATAATCATTCGATGAGCATAAGATTTTGGTCCCTTCTTCTCCGCAAAAAAACTCCGCTAAATCTAAAGCTGAGATTAAAGGAGTTTTACCATTTTTACGTGCCACTAGAAAGAGGAATTCAAGATAGAGCCTAACCCATTGGTTAATTTCTTCATCAAATATCTTAAAAATATATATTGCTTCAATAAATGCCTTTTGAAATAACATCAATAAAAAAGGCTTCCCAGCGAAAGGAGCCTCGAAATGCTTACATTTTGTTTCGATAAATTTTATCCGTTTATGTGCATCTTCAAAATCGATTTTTATTTCAGCATTATCAAAATGAGTTAGCAAAATATCCAATTGCTGCATTAACTCTTGGCCAATAATTATTTTTCCACTCTTGCAATTAAGAATGTATTCTAGTAAAAACGAATGAGTCCCTTTATATTCTGAATTGACCAGCATCATGCAAACTCATCCAATCCATCGTCTTCCTCAATAATATTCTTATTAAGAACACTATTTAATGTCTTTACAATCACCGCATAACTATTGACGTTTTTTAGATATTGTTTTGATGTTTCTACTGGTTTTTGCAGTAATTGGTTGGTTGGATGAATATTTACCATTCCTGTTTTTTCAAGAGAAAGCTTTAATTCGTAGTTTTCTGCTTTTAGGAATGCTGCATCCTCGATAAGGCCTTCAACTAATTTTCTTTTAGTATCTTCTACATCAGCGAATATCTCGGTTAATTTCTCTAATTCTTTTTGAAAAATCGCCTTTTTAGACATGTTTTTTGGTACCTCCAACGATTTTCAAAATTTTAGCCGTGTGTAAAAAAAGAGTTCCCCCTCCGGTCCCTGAAAAGTATTTTTAAAAATTTTTTAGGGGGGGTGGAAATTTTTTTATTTTTTATTTTTTTGCCCAAATTTTATGTGGTATAAGATTCAAACCACTTGTTAATGTAGCTCTGCCACTCTTCCTGCCTGTATCTTCTTTCCTCATCGGCTGCCAGCCTTCTTAGACATTCTTCCTTGCTAACATCACAGAAGATAAGCTCTGCTCCAACATCATTTGCTAATCTATTTCTTTTGTACTTATCAGCATAACCACCAATTATCCAGGCATCATTCCACTTTCCAAACCTGGTCTTGATCATATCAATCAACTGGTTATGAATGCCAATTACATTATTAAATAGATTGTCAGGCTTATCGTAATAAGGGAGAAAAGATACTGCAGAATACAATTGGTCCATATCGACTACAAGATCGCCACGGCTCATGTTTTGCTTTACAAATGCAACTTTGCCACTCATTGGTGGACCATACACAAGATATACTTGTCTCTCATTCTCATAACCAAATCGTTTATGTTCTTTGTTATGACAATCAAAACAAATGATTTCAATGTTTTCAGGGTTTAAGCTAATCATATAATCATTTACATTTTCAGGAGTAAGCTCTTTGATATGATGACCAATTATGTCTCTTGATTTAGGAATGACTTCTTTACAAAGTTCACACTTATTTCCAC